GTAATGTTACACTCTCGTTCTTTTTAATTAATGTTGCCATTTTAATGGTCTCCTTGATCTTGTTTTAAGTTCCCCTATGGAACTTGTATGTTTTTATTTAGTCTCTTTGGAAAAAAATATCTATAATGGCCATTAATCTTCTTCTTTTACATCGCCTTCTATGATCTTAAGACTGCGAGCAGTTTCTTTAATATCACGGACTTTGCGTATTCCACGAGTAAATTTACTAGGATCACCGCCTTTGATACTGTTGATAAATCGGCGTTCTAGTTCGTAGGCCTGCTCTTCTGGAAAATTCTCTTTAATAATGGCTAGAAGATTAATAGCACTGTTAATAACATGTGTAGCTCTAGACTCTATTACGGCTTCATTGTCTTTTTTGAATGTAATCGAGTTTAGTTCTTCTAGAAGACTTTTAGTGGCTCTTTTCAAGATAGTATCCTTTGTAATATTTAGCGATCTTGTAATCATAGTATAGCATAACTATTGGCAAAATAAAACCTAGGAAAATGTTGCGGCCGCATATACAAATGCTAAATACTCAGTAGAAACCATGAGTCGATACACTTTAACACACAGGAAAACACAATGAAATACATATCAGAAAAAATGCAGGCTATTATGGAACGTCTATCCGAAATGTTCCCAGGTAGCTCATATCAAAGCCGTTTAGACAGTTATCTAAACACCAAAGGCATTACCGATGCCGCACAGTTGGAAACCTATATCCGACAATTCAATTCTCAAAAGGAAAACTATCTATGAAAAACTTTTTAAACACCCTTTATAATTTCTTCCAATCATTGGGAGAAGCCAAGGCAGCTTCAGCAATGGCTCGTGCAGGTATGCACAAAGAAGCCGAAAACTTAATGACCAAATAATCATGGAATTATTTGTTATACAATTAGTTGCTGTGGCGGCACTAGTATTATCTTACATAAGCCAAGAACTACTATGAGTTACTTAGAAGCACTATTAACTTTACTGCGTTGGAAACAGCAAGGATGGGATGTACATCCTATCAATGTTGACCTCGAGTTTCAAGGATGGATTTAACCTTAATGGTTAAATAACTTTGCAAATGTCTTGCTATTTGTCAGCAAGGCATATATACTATATACATACATTAACACACAGGAGAATATTATGTTTACACCAGAATTTTACATCGACTCTTTTCAGAGCACCAAGCGTATGCTAACCAACAAGGTTATCACAGATCCTACGCTAAACAAAGCCGCACACAATTACATTGACGCTCAAACAGCGTTTGCCAAAATGTTGACTGCTAACGCACTTGACATGGCCAAGTATTCTGTGGAATCAGTATCTAAGGTATTGTTTCCACAAGAAGTAGTCAAGGCTAAGACTACTAAAGCTACTAAAGCTGAAGCCGAATAAGACATACACACATACAAGGAGAATAATATGTCATTTGAAACACCAAAATTACCAGAAGTTAAATTTAACAAAAACGGCTACGAAATCCGTACAGATATCTTAGCTATGGCTAAAGACCTAGTTGCACAAGACTTCCAAGTCAAGTTCAACGGTTGGGAAATGACTGCTACTCGCGATGAGAAGACTGGTCAGATCGTCAGCAAAGTTGATATGCCAACATTCCCAGGACTTGAAAAAGTTTTGGAAACTGCTGAAAAGATGTATGCGTTTGTTAACACCGGCGCTAAGAAATAATTTTATAATAATAATATTAGGGCCTAGCCCAAAAATAATATAGTAAGTAAGAAAAAAGGACCTTCGGGTCCTTTTTTTATAATGGTTTACTTTTTAGGTATTCCGGATAGCGTTTGTTGAAGTGACGCATTATAACTCCGGCAATTTCATGTGCTTGATTTTCGTGGGGACTGCCTGTCTCTCCGCTGTCCGGATTAAGCTCACCATTCATATTCTGTTTAAAATGAACTAACTCATGTGCCACTGTTCGTAGTATATCTACTGGATGACGATTAGCCAGTGCAACGGCTAGCATGTTATCGTCTGGAGAATACATACCAAAGCTAGGTTGATCACCGGTGTTTAAGTTTGGAGCAAAACGCATCTTAGGAAGATTGTCTACTTCTAAGATTTCCATGGCCAATGGTAGGAACTTTTTAAACATTTCCACAACATTGGCATTTTCCTGCGGACCTTCAACAATAAACTGGCTTGCTCTCATAGCAGTATTTAGCGTCGAACAAAGTGATAATCTCCATCAGGTCCGTTGTTGCTAAAAATACCCGTACAATCAAAACCCTGCGTGTCCATGTAAGCAATAACTTCGTCCTTCAACGGAGCACCTTTATTATACTCCACAACCTGCAGTTCTAGAATAACGTGCTTTACGTCTTTTAGTGTTTCTACAGCGCCCTTGAGTACATCAAGTTCTGCACCCTGCACATCCATTTTAACAAAGTCAGGCTTAGGGAAACGTTTAAGATTTGATACAGCATCAACTGTAACTGTTTTTAATCTACGTCTATGATTATCATTAAAGTAGTTTACAGTATCTGGATTAACTTCTTCATTTTCTTTGTAGTAACTGTTTCCACCGGGGTGTACGTCATTTTGATAGAAGTCAACTTCTTTGCCAGTTTCGTTACTTAGCACGCCTATATGATATTTCATACCGCGTTCTTTGTATAAAAATTCAGTACTATCCATAGCTTCAAAGGCTACAATTTCTGCATCAGGCCAAATACGTTTAGCTTCGTTGGTCCAATGTAGAACGCAGGCACCTATGTCATAGATGACTTTAGGTTCAAGTCCAGCAGCCTTTAATCCAGCAAGATAGTCAACGTGGCTTCTAGGGATTAGTCGTTGACTACCTAGTTCTCGTAATCTTGTTTGAATATCAACGACTGGCGGAGTAGGCGGTGCTACTACAGTGGGTGCATTGACTGCGGGTATATTATTATCAACATTAAAAGTAAAGCTGCCAGTGTGCTGACATTGTATAGTAGTGTCAGCCCAAATTTTAAAACCTTTGTCTAAGGCTTTGCGGCAAAAGTCAACATCCTCAGAAACAGTATCTTTGTGATTAATAGCACTATAATACTTAAACTGAGGATATCCTATGGCCTTGAATACTTCTGCTTTAACTAGAACACAGCCAAATCCGCATCCTGCAATTTCAACCAGTCCCCTGTCTTTGATTTTACCATATGGTATGTTAGTAACACCGCCACGACCATTATGTTCATATAGTTCAAGGATATGTAGTCCAGGCTTGCGTTGAATGTACAAGCCACTTACTACATCTTTATCGTGTGCTAGTAGTTTCTTTAGCGTATCTCTAGGGAAAGCAATATCGCTGTCTACACTGAATAAGTAGTCAAATCCATTAACTACCCAATCTGCAATCAGGTTACGGACTTGGTCTATGTTGTAGCCATAGAAGAATTGAAACGTAGTTTCGTAACCTTCAGGTACTTCTAAATCATAGATAGCCTTGAACGTATCAGGCTCTATGTTACGGGCTGTAGGAATTCCTATCAGTATCTTTTTTTTTGAAACATTCATTTTCTTTACAATTATTTGTGCGTTTTGATTCTGCTCAACAGCGTTGACTTTATAATCATTGAGCGGATTGATATCATTATAGTTGTATACGACATCTTGTAGACATTTAACTTTGTCAGGATCTGCGGCTTCTATCAGAGCATAGAATACTGATCCGTCTCCTCCGGCCTTAAACCACTCACCTCTTTCATTTTGAAACAAGCTGTCTGCAATATCATTAAGTAAGTATTTTTTAAATGTACGCAGATGTGTGTATGGCAAGATCCAGTTGAAGTGATGATTTCTGTAGTCACGGTTTTGTTTAACATGCTCGGGATAGGGTTGACTGATCAGCGGAATGTTGTCAACCATGCTCCAGCATGAACCGTAGGTAAATTCTGTGGTACCATCATATAAGGCATTATATTGACTAAAGATAGTATTGTCGTTGACAAGACTGTCATCACCATCTAACAACATGATGATGGCATTGTTATTCATTAGACTGCGTATGTGTTCAATCTGATTTCTTACAGCACCACGATTTTCTGTGTTAACGGCAATTTTAAACTTATTCTGTATTTCTTTAGGCAGTGCTTCTACAGTGTTTGTTAATACTTCTAAAGTATTATCTGTAGAACAATCATCAATTAAGATGTGTATATAGTTGTCGTAGTCCTGTGCGGCTACACTTTGTATACACTTGGCAATATATTCAGCGCAGTTATAGAACGGACTAACAACTACAATAGGTTGTTCGTTGCCTGTTTTATAATTTTCAAGTTCGATGGTGTTATGGAATTTGCGATTCCAAATCTTGTGTACTCTGCGATTGATTTTAGTTACTGCACGATATTCTTCTCTAGACAGATACAAGTCTAGTTTCTTAACCATCAACTGTTTCCACTGTAGGGCAACTGTATCCCAACCTGCTAGGTCTTTGACGATGTTACAGTAGTATTGTTTTTGTTGATGTAGATACTTGTTGTGGTATGCTTCTACTGTTGTTTTAACAAACTTCTCAACTTGCTCAGGAACGTTGATATCAGGGAATAAGCCGTTAGGCTCTATAGCATAGTCGATGTGATAGCAGGCACCTTCTAGGGCAATCTCTTCCAGGGCACCAAATCTACATGTAATGGCGGGCGTATTGTATAGCAGACTTTCTAATGTACTAATACCAAACGTTTCAGGGAATGCCGCAGGATACAACATGAAGTTTGCCACTGTAAGTATGTCAGCAATTTCACGTTGCGAAATAACTCCTGTAAACTCTACGTCTAGTTTAGCCAGCTCAGGATCAGCTGCCATAGCACGCCAATCTTTTTCTTGCTGGTCAGGTTCACTGCCTGTACTGAATCTATAGTAGCCACCTATGATCTTTAACTTAGCAGTAGGTATGTGTCTTTTAACGTGTGGCCAAATGTACTTTACCAACGGAATCATACCCTTGGTCACTGACGCATTGTAGACAAACAAGTTAGGGTCTTTGGCTTTAATGTCTACTTCTGTTTTAAAGTTACGAGCACCGTTGCGTGTTATAAACAGTTTATTCTTTAACACTTCAAAGTTGCGTCTGCGTCCGTGGTGGCAGTTAGCTACATAGGTTAAGTGGAAGTCACTGAGTGTAAAGATATCTGTAAGGCGATTGCTGACTGAGAGTTCCTCAAGTAAGTTATCACCGAGGGAGAGTGTATCGTGAATCCAAAGCGCTGTAACTTTATCTTTAGTCATGACCCTATTTTAGAGATCCATGGTTTGAAAAGGAATGTATCTAGCAT